ATGAAATCAGAAAAAGAAACCATTTATGACTATGCTGCAGAACTGAAGCTTCTGGCCTTTAAAGAGGAACTGGAATGCACCCTTTCATTGGCAGCTGAAGAAAACTGGAACCATCTGCAGTTCTTGACGGAATTGCTTGGAAAGGAAAGCGCCAGGAGAAGGGAGTGTAGAAGAAGATCAAGGATAAGATCTGCGGGATTTCCACAAATGAAGTATCTGCATGAGCTTGTTATGGAAGACATGCCCAAAGAGGCACAGGTAATATTACCTGAATTGGAGACACTGGACTTCATCAGACAGGGAAGAAACCTGGTCCTGTATGGAAATCCGGGAACGGGAAAGACGCATATTGCTACGGCTTTAGGAATAAAGGCCTGCCAACAGGACTTTACCGTATTGTTTACTTCAGTGCCGGTCCTGCTTACCCAGATAAGGGAGGCTAAATCAGCAAAGACACTGAGGACGCTACAATTAAGGTTTGAAAAATACGATCTGGTCATCTGTGATGAGTTCGGATATGTCAGTTGTGACAAGGAAGGAGGAGAACTGCTTTTTAACCACCTGTCGTTAAGAGCCGGAAAAAAGGCTACAATCATTACTACTAATTTGGCTTTTAACAGATGGAATGAAATCATAAAGGACAAGGTGCTTGTGGCGGCAATGGTTGACAGGCTTACACATAAAGCTTATCTGGTTAATATGACCGGACTGTCTTATAGGCTTAAGGAAACACAAAAAATGAGACAAGATAAATGAATATTTTAAACTTATAGTAATTTTGTAACAAGTTATGGATGGAGCTCTTTTCAATTAGAATACAGCGCACTTTTCAATTAGTATCTACAGCATTGAAGAAAGCAGACGATATGCAACCCGGTAGTTCACCTAAATCATCCATTTTCGTAGCAAAGGCTGTTACCGTACTTCTGAAAGTTGTAAAATACGGATATTGCGGTTTCTATGCAAATGATTTCCCTTATCCTGTCACATGTTTGAAAGACTATGACAACAGATACATGTCAATACCTGATTATGTATTTGACTGCCATACCCATAAAGGGAAGCAAAGAGGAAAGACCAAAAAAGAATTTATCATTGCCGAACAATCCGCATTAACCCCTTACAAAGAAGGTGAATACGACCAATGTGGTTGGGACAGATTTTTCTATCTGGAGAAGAACGGATTCTATGACAAGGATCATATAACTCCGAGGCCGGATGAGAAAAAAATGAAAGAGATTGAGGACGGATGCGTACAGCAGTCCTTGTTTGATTGAATGTTTTAATTGATAACTAGTGTATATCCGATGCGTCTTTGGTGAAAAGCCGAAGACGTATCGGCATGTAAAGTTATAAAATTATGGGAAAGAAGGAAAGACAAGAATTGTTTTTGAAACATTTCCGTGAAAGTCATGGAATTGTTTCGTATGCCTGCCAGAAAGTAGGTATAACGAGAGCCTGTTATTACAAATGGCGGGACAGTGACCTTAAGTTCAAGGAACGTGCTGAGGAAGTAGAAGAAGAAACCATTGATGTAGTCGAATCTAAATTGCTTTCCGCAATCAATAATGATGATTTAACTGCGATAATCTTTTATCTGAAAACAAAGGGTAAGAAACGTGGTTATGTTGAGCGTGTCGAGCAGGATGTCAATGTCAATCCATTCGAAAGTTTGATAAAAGAATTGCCGGACAAAATAGAAGAATAATGGATCTGAGCGATAAGGCAGCCTTGTATATGCAGGCGTGGAGAGACGATTGGTGCAAGTTCTGTTCCGATGTGCTGAAAGCGCGTTTGGATAAAGAACAGCAGGATATTATTCACTCGGTTCAATACAACCGAATGACCGCAGTAGCCTCCGGAACTGCCCGTGGCAAGGATTTCTGTGCCGCTTGTGCCGCTATGTGCTTTATGTATCTTACTCCACGCTGGGTTAACGGAAGATTGGTAAAGAATACCAAAATTGCAATGACAGCTCCGTCCGGTCGCCAAGTAAAAGATATTATGATACCGGAAGTTTCCAGGCTATTCCGGAATGCTGGTTTCCTGCCTGGACGTTTATTGTCTTCAGGAATCAGAACCAACTACGAAGAATGGTTTCTAACGGGGTTCAAGAGTTCTGATGACAATATGGAAGCATGGTCTGGATTCCATGCCGTAAACACATTGTTTGTTGTTACGGAAGCCTCCGGTATATCAGAAGTTATCTACAATGCCATCGAAGGTAATTTGCAGGGAAATTCCCGTTTGCTAATAGTGTTCAACCCTAACGTGACCACAGGATATGCTGCACGTGCCATGAAGTCTGACCGTTTTGCCAAATTCAGGTTAAGTTCCCTTAATGCTGAGAATGTTGTAAGCAAGAAAATAGTTATTCCTGGTCAAGTTGATTATGAATGGGTGAAAGACAAAGTGGAAAACTGGTGCTCACCTATCCAGCAAGCTGACTTCAACGAAGGTGAAGGGGACTTCAAATGGGAAGACGGTCTATATCGGCCGAATGACTTGTTCCGTGTGAAAGTGCTCGGTATGTTCCCTAAAGTGGCGGAAGATGTGCTTATCCCCTACGAATGGATTGAAATCGCCAACGAGAATTGGAGGAAACTGCAAGAAGATGATTTTGTTCCAAAGAAAAGCTGCAAGATTGGTGTCGATGTTGCCGGCATGGGACGTGATGACAGTGTGCTGTGTCTAAGATATGGCAACTATGTCAGTGAGTTTGAAGCGCACCAGTCTGCTGGAACGGCAGACCACATGCACGTAGCCGGAATGATAACCAGATATCTTGACAAGAAGGGTGCGAAAGCATTTATTGATACTATCGGCGAAGGAGCAGGAGTGTTATCTCGGTTGCAGGAACTTGGGTACCCAAATGTGTATTCTTGTAAGTTCTCCGAGAGTGCACGTGGGCTGCATGATATAACAGGCGAATACACCTTCGCCAACATGAGGGCTTATCTGTTTTGGGCGGTACGTGACTGGCTTAATCCCAAAAATGGGTTTGGTGCCGCTCTCCCACCCTGTGATAAACTTATGGAAGAAGCAACGGAAACACATTGGGGATTTATGAGTAATGGCAGTATCATCATAGAAAAGAAAGAGGAGATTAAAAAACGTATCAAACGTTCTCCTGACTGGTTCGATTCCCTCGCCAATACATTCTTTCCGTGGGATTACTTGGCTGTCAGTGATGAAGATATTCTACGAAATATGTTGTAAGTTGCATAAATTGAAATACAGGAATTATGAAACAGCAAGATTTAAACCGTATGGCAATATTCTTAGGGCATAAATTGCCCATTCCGCAGGAAGAACATATTGCCGATACTATCAATAAGATAGAAGCGATATTGCAGAAAAAGAAAATAAACAAGTTTGTTAATGCTTCTGCCAAAGAAGGATATACTAAAGCATTGGAGATTCTTAAAAATAACGATGTCACTTTTAATAGATATGATGAACTAAAAACCATTCAGTCAAAATCTATTGCTGCCATCACCGTAGATTATTTGAGAGGAGAATGTGCACAAGAAATCCTTTGCAATATTCCTCTGAAATAGTTTTATTTTATTTGTTTTTCAAATAAAATGATTATATTTGCGACATAGCATTTGGTGCTAACGTGCTCCTTCACGTTACCGGGTAGTGCGTATTGTATTATCCGGTTTCTTTTTGGAGCAGTATTATGTGTAACTAACCACCGTATGAAGGAGTACGGAACTACATTATGAACACAATTAAAATTTTTGAGAATGAGCAATTCGGAAAGGTAAGAATTGCAATGAGTGAGAATAACGAACCTTTCTTTTGCTTAGCAGATGTATGCCAGATTTTGGATTTGATTCCCAGTAAGGTAGCGCAAAGATTAGATAAGGATGTACTTTCAAAGTATCCCCTTGAAACAGCCGGTGGAATCCAACAGGCAAATTTTGTTGATGAGGATGGTTTGTATGATACAATATTGGATAGTCGTAAGCCTGAAGCTAAAAAGTTCCGCAAATGGGTAACAAGCGAAGTGTTGCCATGTATCCGTAAGACAGGTGGCTACATCGCTACCAAAATGGACGACACTCCAGAAGAAATCATGGCACGTGCGCTTATTGTGGCACAAGAAACACTGAAACGAAAAGAACAGCGTCTTATAGAGGCTGAGCGGAAGATCCAAAAAGATGCTCCTAAAGTCCTTTTTGCTGATGCTGTCTCAACTTCACATCGCTCTTGTTTAATTGCTGAACTGGCTAAAATATTACAACAAAATGGGGTGAATATCGGTCAGAACCGTTTGTTTAGCTGGATGCGCGAGAATGGTTATCTTTGTCAAAAGGGTGACTACTACAATCAGCCGACGCAGAAATCTATGAAATTGGGACTTTTTGAGCTGAAGCAAACCACCATCAACAAGCCGGATGGTACCATGCTTGTCACGACCACGACCAAAGTAACCGGCAAAGGACAAGTACATTTCGTGAATAAATTCCTATCCAAATAAAAAACAAGCGGTGCGAAGCTGCACCACACAACAGTATAACAATGGACGAAATTACCACAATCCTTGACAGTACAAGACCTGTTTCTGACATTATCAGTGATTTGAAAGAAAAATCAGTGGATGTGCCGGAATGGAGCAAGTCGCTGAAAGATTACGATCCTTCCAGACATAAAATTGTAACTGATAAATTTTCTCGTAAAGACAAAATAAAATCTGATGGAAGAGTCGAGCCGGCTTCGCGTATTCATCTTGGCCTGGAGAAACTACTTGTGAAACGTATTACGGAATTCGCTTTCGCTATTCCCGTCAGACGTGTCTACCATAATACGGAAGAAAATGAAAAACGTCAGCAGATAACCAAAGCTATTGAAGCAATCTATAAATATGCCCGTATAGATTCTGAAAACATCAGACGTGGCAATGCCTATTTTGCATCCTGTGAAATTTTCACCATCTGGTATGTGGTAGAGAGACCCAACACACTATACGGATTCAACAGCAAGTATAAGCTGAAATGCAAGACATACTCGCCGATGGACGGGGTTAGATTATATCCCTTGTTTGACGAGTGGGGAGACATGATCGCCATGTCCTTCGAATATAAGAAGAAGATAAAGGATAAGGAGGTCCCTTTCTTTGAGACATATACCGCTGACCGTCATTACAAGTGGAAACAACAGGGGGAAGCCAGCTGGATTGCTGTTACAGATCCCGAAAGGATTATCCTCAAAAAGATTCCCGGAGCTTATGCATACAGCCCCGCTCCTATTTTTCATGGACTAGAGCATATCCGTGAGGAAATTGAATACACGCTCTCCCGTAACTCAGACGTGATAGCCTACAATTCCGCACCCTTACTGAAAGTGACAGGCGAACTTGTCGGTGACGAGGACAAGGGAGAGGCCCGCAGATTGTTCCGTCTAAAGAATGGCGGTGACATAGCTTATGTTTCATGGACCCAGGCCATAGAAGCCCTGAAATATCATGTGGATACATTGCTCAAGCTTTTCTTCATGCAGGCCCAGATGCCAGACCTATCTTTCGAAAACATGAAAAGTCTTGGTAACATAGGTTTTGATGCCAGACAAATGATATTGTCTGACGCCCATCTGAAAATCGGGGATGAGTCAGGTGCCTGGATAGAGTTCTTTGAACGGGAGTGTAATGTCATCAAAGAATTTCTGAAAATGATGAATACTTCATGGGCTGATGAGATTGACAATATAGAAGTTGAGCATGTCATTACTCCGTTTATTCAGAATGATGAGGACGCGCTGATTAACAGATGTATGAAAGGGAATGGAGGCAAAGCGATATTCAGCCAGCTTGAATCCATCGAAATGGCAGGTTACTCCAATGATCCCAAAGGAACATTAAACCAGATTCAAAAAGAAGACAAAGCGGACCGACAGGCAAGGATGAACAACTTGTTTGAAGGTGCCGAATAGTAAATAACAAATATAGGAAATATGAAAAATATTGTATTTAAAGAACAAGAAGGCGTATTTGTCGCAGATTTCGCCTCTGAAGGCAATTGTGTAATTCAAATAGACAACGGAAATGTTGAACCGCTAAAAATCTACCGGCACATGCCTGAAATGGAACCAAGTGCCTATGATGCGATTCCACTTCACGGTCCCTATCAGCGGGTAATCGACCTTTGTGTACCTGCCGGGATGATGATTCGCATTGTCAGTACTACCGCTGTTACTGCCGCTAAGATGATTGTATTACCTCAAGCGAGTGGTAATGGCTCATCCGTAACCTGGGCAACCGCCAGCGTTGATGCAAATGTAGGTACACCTTCTGTGGATGTAACAATGAAAGAAGGCAAGCTGAATTTCGCTTTTAAGAACCTCAAAGGGCAGAAAGGAGATACAGGTGTAGTTGGCGCCAAAGGTGATAAAGGTGAACAGGGACAAACTGGGCCCAAAGGAGATAAAGGCGATGCCGGTGCAAAAATCAAATCAATAGCTTTGACTATCAAAGGTACAGTCATTACCGGCACAGCGACTCTGACCGATGACAGCACTGCCTCTATTACCGGTACATATACTCCTGGAGAATAATTAAATTACTACAGATATATGAAAAAGTATATTGGAACAAAACAGATTGAAGCAGAACCTATGACAAGAGGTGATGCGTGGGGAAAACATCTTCTTAGAGAAAAACCGTCAACGGAAAATTTTGATGATGAGGGTTATCATGTCCGTTATGAAGATGGATATGAAAGCTGGAGTCCTAAAGATACGTTTGAAAAGGCGTATAATATTGCCGAAACACCAGTTGACCGTATGCAGATAGAAGCCGAAGAACTCAATGGAAGATATGTAAAGTTGGCCATTTTCATAGATTCAGGGAAAATGGATGAAGTCGTTAATGATATATACAACAAGTGTTTACTGGAAATGCAGTGCTATACTATGTTCGACTATATTCGGCTTCTTGATACTCGCATACAGCGTATGCAAGGATCTGATGGCGCAAAAGTACGAAAGATGAATTTTGGCATGGCTATTATGGCTCTCAAAGCAGGTTATCCAATTCGTAGAAGTGGATGGAACGGGAAAGGATTAATGGTATTCAAACAGGTTCCAGCTCATATAGATAGCGACATTATTCCAAAGATGCAATCTCTTCCGCAATCGGCAAAAGACCTTATTCTGAAAGGTAAGGGATTTATTGACTATACAAGCCAGTGTCTTATCTACAACGAGAACACTGGGCGTGCTGATTCATGGGTTCCGTCTATTAGCGATGTGTTTGCCGATGATTGGGAGATTGTTCAATAGACTATCTGCCACGTGTAGAAAATGTAACGGGTGCGTTGGATGTCTGTAACGTTGGCGCACCTTGCTAAATAAGTAAATAACATGAAAGTACCAATAGATAATATGACTTTCGCTGAAAGCGAATATCTCCGTGGGAACAAGATCTGGAAAGCCCGGACACTTTATGATTTTGCGAAAGCAAAGGAATACCCAGTACGTGATATGCCACTGTGGAATATAGACCTGACTGTTGAGCCATTTGAGTGCAGCCAGCTTCATAGCTTCATCTTTCAATGCAAACGTGTTCGTGATTGTTCTTTAGACTACCCTATTATATTGGATGAAGTAGGACAAATAGCAGATGGGTACCATAGATTATGCAAGGCTATTTTAGAAGGTAGAAAAACGATCAAGGCTATCAGACTGCTGGAGATGCCCGCCCCTGACAGGATTGAGGAATAAACATCATGGCAAAAAAGACGACACCTTCCAACATGTCCTCATACCGTTGCAGGGATTGTGCACATTCATATGACCGGCACGAGAAGAACTTGAAAGGTGAGTTCTTCATGTGCCGTTGCCCGTTTTTTACTTCCAGTCGCTTTCTTAATCGTGACGTATGTGACAAGTTCAAGACAAAAATGAGCCAATCTTAAAAATAGAACAACCTTTTTTGTCTTATCCCCGTATTTTTTTGACTATCTCAGAAAACAGATTAAAAACAGACCAATATGTCAAAGCCTAAGATCCCGAATCAGAAAAAGAAATATCAGGAACTCAACAGCCGGCTAAACAGATATGTTGCCCTTGTTGAGCAGATATACGATACTCTTAATCTGGAAGCCGCAAAGATTGCATTGAATACTGAATATGATGCCGACATTGGTACTGTCTTCAAGTTTTCTGACTATCCGCAAACCAAGAAGTCTATTGCGGACATTCAAGCTCAGTTCGTAGATGATATTCGGTCTGTTATCTATCGTGGTACTTCTGATGAGTGGAAGAATAGCAATGAGGTACAAGATTTGATGGCTGACAAGGTTCTGAAAGCCTATACCGCCACTATTGATAAAGAAAAGTACAAAGTTCTCTATCAAACCAATTCTGATGCTTTGAAAGCATTTCAGAACCGCAGGGACAGAGGGTTTGATGTATCGGCTAAACTCTGGCAACAGTCCACCGTTTACAAGGAGGAACTGGAAGCCGCCATCTCCTGTGCTATTCAGAAAGGAACAAGTGCCGTTGCCCTAAGCAAGCAAATATCCAAACACCTCCTTGATTTTCCATCGCTCCAAAAAGACTACAAAGAGAAGTACGGAAGTGCAGAACATCTAAAAGATTGTGAATACCGTTCTATCCGGTTGGCTCGGTCTGAAATCAATATGGCTTACCGGACCGCCGAAAATGAGCGTTGGAAGCAAATGGACTTTGTGGTAGGTTATGAAATCAAACGCTCCGGAAGAGAGTTTCCTTGCACTGTATGCGAATCCCTTGCCGGGAAATATCCCAAGGATTTTACTTGGGTTGGTTGGCACCCGAATTGTTATTCCGATGACAGCGAAGTGCTTACAAACAGAGGGTGGAAACTGTTTAAAGATGTATTTGATGATGATTTGATATTGTCATTGAATCCTACTAACAGAACACCTGAGTGGGTAGAGTTTACGGATAGGCAGTGTTACCGATATAATGGTGACATGATACACTTTTTCAATAAATCATTGGACTGTTTGGTCACACCGGAACATAATATGGTTTATTTAAACAAGAATGATGGCAGGATAAAGAACTGCCAAGCTAAAGAGTACACAAAGGGGAAAGGGGCTTTTTATAGAGGATGCGAATATGAGTCGGAAGATGTTGCATTTTATGAGATAGACGACATCAGAATACCATTTGACCTGTTTTGTGAGTTTATGGGGTATTGGCTTTCAGGCGGGAGTACAATGGGAAACGCCGGGGTTGTTATCTCCCAACAAGAAGGTGAGCCTGCACGGGACAGAATTGTAAACTGCGTGAAGCGTATCGGATTTGAGCCACATTTAGACAAGCAAAAAGTTGCATTTTATAGTACTCCAATAAGGAATTATCTGAAAATATTCGGCAAGTGTTCCCATAAATTTATACCGTCTGCGATAAAGAATGCATCTGTCAGACAGATCAGAATATTTCTTAATGCCTTTATGCTTTGTGATGGATACAGGCGACCATGCAAATCTTTTGTAGGTAATCATGGAACAGAGTTTAAGTCAGACAAGGATGAAATCCTCTATTTTACCGTATCTGAACGTATGGCAGGGGATTTGTCTGAGCTTATTCTGAAATCCGGGAATCGTCCGTCCTTTTCAGTGAACAAGGCTGGAGTGTCGCACAAAAGCAACGGAAGTATCATAACTTCAAACTACGATTGTTATTCAATCCGTGAATGCTATTCCGTCACGGCGACAGTGTTCCATAAAGAGATTCAGCATTACGATGGGTTTGTATATGACCTTACTCTGGAGAAAAACCATATCATGTATATCCGTCGCAATGGGAAATGCTTTTGGGGGTCTAATTGCAGATGCTATAAAATTCCTATCCTCAAAACAGAAGAAGAATTTTGGGAATGGGACGGACGTAGTGAAGCAAGTACTGAAAGTGTGAACGAAGTGAAAGATGTGCCGAATAGTTTCAAGGTCTGGATAAACGATAATATTCATCGAGCTAAAAGCTGGGATAACTCCCCTTATTTCATTCGGGATAATGGGAAGTATATCCGTGAAGATTTCAAGGTAAATGTCTATAACAAGACAGAGAAAGCATTTGTGCGGAAACGTAGGACTAATCTTGCCATGAGCCGTGTGGAATATTACAACCAGACTTATCCCAATATCCCGGAAGTACAGCAGGCTGCTGTAAATGCCTACACACAGGCTGTAGGAGAAACCAACAAAGGAGCCACCAGCCGTGAAATTAACCGCAGGCTTCGCAATGGTACTGACGATGAGTATGTGGATGTGGCAAGTACATTGATAAGTCAGGCTCTTGCCAAACTCCCCAAGCATGAAGGAATTGTATATCGTGGTGAAACCATGAGTATGAAGAAACTACAAGAACGTTTTCTTAACCATATCGGAGAGGTTGTTTCGGATAAAGGTTTTGTGTCTTCCAGCCTGTATGAAGATACTCCAAGAAAGTTTGTTTCCCATGCCGGAGTACCTAAAAGCCATAAAAGGGTTATCTTTGAAATTCAGAGTAAAAATGGGCGAAATATTAGTAAAATATCGGAATTTAATGGTATCTTTACATTAGAAAACCAACATGAAATTATGTTCGATAGGCGGACGAAATTCTTGGTTAAAAAACGCAGAATAGAGGAAGATGGTATTTACAGAATTATTTTGATAGAGCAATGAAAAAGCAGAAGAAATACGAAATAATAAGTGAAACTGATAAAGTCGTTACTTTTAAGTATGATGGTGCAGAATGCAGCTATGCAAAAGCTTGCTACTCTTCCATAGATGAAGTTATCAAAGAAATAGATGAAGAAAGGGTAAGAGAAAAGGAAGTAGACAAGCGTATCGCTTCCCAACGTGACACTATGACACCCGAAGAACGTGAGCGTCAGGATGAAGCCGACCGCGTGGTCTTTGAGCGTTGGCAGGATGAAGCTAACACCAATCTCTATTTGACCGGAGTGGTTGATGAAGATGAAGACCCGGATTTCAACCCGTTCAGAAAAAACAATGATTAGCCTTTGATTTTATCGTAAAAAAATTACGGAACTATCAAAATAATACGTATCTTTGCTATTGAATCAAGTTAAAATCAATATGCTAACAAAATTTGCAGTAACAAATTATAGAGGATTTGCCAATCGTATTGAGTGGGATTTATCCAATCCTGCCAATTATGAGTTTAACAGATCTGTGATTAAAGATGGTGTCATAAAGAATGGTATCATATATGGTCCAAATGGATCAGGCAAGACGAATTTTAGTTTGGCTATATTCGATATAGAGAATCATTTATCTCCGAAATGGAAGAAAATAGATTACTATGTGAATTTCATTTATGCAGGTAACAATGATGGAGTCGTCAAATTTGAATACACATTCAAATTTGACAATGACACAATAGATTACATATATGCCAAGAATGCTGCCGGAGTACTGGTAGAGGAAAGCTTTTTTGTAAATAGGATGAACATTTTTGAACGGAAGAATAATTTATTTCGTATTGACAAGCAACAGTTCCCTATGGACGAAAGTATAGAAAAGAACTTTCAGAGCAATGCCAACAATGTGTCTGTAATCAACTTCCTGCTTACATCTTATCCACTCAATTCAGAACATTATCTGATCAAACTCAACAGGTTTGTCAACTCCATGCTTTGGTTCAGGAATCTTGATGTCCGTGAATTTATTGGACTTGAAACAAATATAATAATGTTGGATGAGTTTATCATCACAAACAATCTACTTGATGATTTCTCCGATTTTTTACATAAAGTAAGCGGTCAGACTTTCCAGTTTATTGCACATAATATTACGGATAAGCAGATTCTTTGCCAAATAGATAAAAATGAAGTTCCATTTAGACTAGTAGCATCAACAGGTACACAGTCGTTACAATTATTGTATTTTTGGCTGAAACGTATGGATGAAGCCTCGTTTGTCTTTATAGATGAGTTTGATGCTTTCTATCATTTTCGCTTAGCTTTTGAGGTGTGCAGGCGGTTGTTTGCATTGGATTGTCAGATTTTCACATCGTCACATAACACATATTTGATGACGAATGACTTATTACGTCCAGACTGCAATTTTATACTAAACAATAACAAAATTAAGTGTTTGGCTGATTGTACGGACAAAGAATTGCGTTTTGGTCATAACATCGAAAAAATTTATCGCGCAGGAGCTTTTTATGATGAATAAGGAAAAAACGCTTTTTATCTTTGAGGGAGTTAAAACAGAAAGTAAACTCATAGAGAAATTAGAGCATAATTTCTTGGGCAAAACGAATTCCATAAAATGTGTATTTGATGCCGAGATATACCAATTATATCGTGCCATAAAAGAAGAAAAAGAGTTTTCAATAGATATAGTTTCCTTATTAAAAGAACGTACAGCAGAGAACGCTAAAATTCTAGAAAATTACACTCGAGACAGTTTTGCCTATATATATTTGTTTTTTGACTATGATGCTCATTCTACGTTGGCAGATGACAATAAAATAAAAGAAATGCTTTCTCTCTTCAATGACGAAACTGAAGAAGGAATGCTTTACATCAGTTATCCAATGGTGGAAGCCATACGACATTTCAAGGATTTAGAAAGCTTTAAGTCTTTGACAGTAAAATGCAAACGTAAGAATTGTCCATATAAAGAAGAATGTCATAACAAGGAAGAATGCTTGAAAGAACCTCATTACAAAAGTGTCGCTGCATCAGATAGCAGACCACAATTATCAAATGTAAATTCATATACAAAAACAGTTTGGCAAGAACTGATTACTGCCCATTTATGCAAAGCTAATGCTCTTGTCAATGATGCTTTTACTATGCCTACTTCTTTGATATCGCAGGAAGCTATCTTTTCAAAACAATTAGAAAAACACATTTGTCATAAATGCCCCGAAGTTGCAGTATTAAGCGCATTTCCTCTTTATGTACTGGATTATTTTGGATGCGAAAGAACCATCACGAAGTTAAACTCTTAATCAAAAATTTTGTTCTAATCTTTCAATCATTTTACTTATGATGAAGCAAAACGCTTATTCAGGATTTTGGGTTAGGATCATTTATTGAATATCCCTAAAGGACTTGGACACGATGTAGCTTTTAAGGCTTAACATTTAAATCAACGCTTCTAATTAATATTAATATTGGAGGCGTTTTTTTTACTTCGCTTCGTATTACGTTTTTTCACTTGTTATAACGATATCTCATAGAAATTCAGTATATTTGTTACTATATCATCATGCACCGAATAGATGATACGATGTTCAGAATTAATCCGCCGCGACCAATATCCGGCTAATTCATATTTTAATGGCTCCGGCTTGCCGATTCCTGTATATGGGTACTCCGCGATATCTTTCAGCAAATCGGTTATCTTTTTCATGATAGCCTTATTACCTGATTTCTTCCAATATTCACGGTCTTTTTCCGCCTGTTCAAGGAAGATTTAAAACCAATCATGTCCACTTCAAAAATAATATTCGATGCAGCAGTTTCCGAATTAGAAAACTTTGGCACAACATCTTGACGGACTATTTTCCCAATCTCATCAGCCAAATCACCTGCTATTTGTTTGCAAATCTCGAAGTTTTTTACGAATATTGTATATTAATCATATATCATCATTTTATCCCATAAAATCCATAACAAACAATTTAATTAACTGCCGCTAAGTTAAAGACTCAGTGGTGTCCAAAAAACCTTGGTGATAGCTTGGCATTTCCTGCCATATAACCAGCGAACATACTAAAAAGATACACTAATTATCATAAAAAAGCGATTAATTTATTTGATATTCAAATAAATTAGTATATTTGCATATGAATAGCGTATGGAGATGTACGCCACGTTGTGACCCGTTTCATTATAGCACAACAGGACATGAAAGCTCATTGCTCTAAGAGTGTTTTTAAGTTCTACGGAAATAGTCTGCTGGCATACATTTACCGTGCAGACTATTTTATCTAATAACTTAAAATTCATTCTACAATGGACAGAAGACAACAAGTTTTTGTAAAGTTGAAACTTAAAGCGAAGGCGTTAGGGTTCAACTCAAAGGAATTAAAGGGTATCGCCGCCAAGATTGCCGATAACCTTGAATCCCAAGAAGATGCCTCCGAAGAGGATGTAAACGCAGAGATTGACGAAAAGATCGAAGCGGTTCTCCCCTACCTCACTTTCGGCCAGTCGCAAGCCAACCGTCTGCTTGACGAATGGAAGAAAAACCACCCCGAAGCGGAACCGGACGATGAACCGAATGACAACTTTCCGGATGATACTCCGAAACCAGCTTCAAAGAAGAAACCCCAAGACAAAGAGGAAAACAAGGACGAAGAGCCTGCATGGTTCAAAGCTTACAGAGAACAACAGGATGCCCGATTTGCTGCATTGGAGGGAGAGAAGACCAGCTCCTTGCGCAAAAGCAAACTTGAAAGTCTCTTGAAAGATACAGGCACATTCGGCAACCGCACATTAAAAAGCTTCTCTAAAATGAACTTTGAGAATGACGAGGAGTTCGAACAGTTTCTATCTGAAGTCGAAGAGGATTTAAAGGCTTACAACCAGGAACGTGCCGATGCCGGCCTCTCCACATTGGGAACGCCGCCTGCGGCAGGAACAGGAAAGCCTGATAAAGAAATTGAATTATTAACGGATGCAGAAATTGACAGTATTGTCAATAACTTCTAACCGCATCAAAAAAAGTAAAGGACAATGCCAGGAACAGTAAATTTGTCAAACGAGCTTGAATCGTTTGAGACCGGAATGGATTCAGTGGTTATCCGTCGCAAAGGTGGAAGAATTATCGGTGGCCGCTCTCTGAACATGGAAGGCTTCAATGAAAAATATGTAAAAGCCGGACATATTATCATCCACAGTACAAATGATGAATATGACTACAAGCCCATGCCCGTGTCAGATAATGCGTATTCCTCACTTCCTGAGAATTACGAATATGCTGGAATATGGGTGCGCACGACACCTGCAAGTGATGCAAGAGGAGCCATCCAATATGACGGAGAGATCAACGACAAGGCCCTGCCCTACCCTATTGACAGTATCAAAGCTGCCTTGAAGACCGCACTGCCTTCATTATATTTCATGCACGATTAAAAATAAAGGAGGAAAAATAAAATGATTGCATCACAATTTGCAGATTTATCCAAGCGTATTTTCCCGAAGTTACAGAATATCGTGGAAAAAGAGAGAGGCGAGCGCAATGGTGCAAAAAAACGCACTTACTTGCATAAGACCATGTTACGTAAAGTATATTCCGCTGACCAGAAATGGACCAGCGCATCTATCGATACCACATACGTAAGAGCGGACACCGTTTCCATGAACTCTCCGCTTCCCATCAAGAAGCGTGATTCACTGGCCCATGCCAGCGGCACACTGCCCAAACAGGGTATCTCCCGTGTAATGGAAGAATCCGACATCAATACCATCAACATCATGAAGGCCCAGGGTGCAAAATGGACACAAATAGCATCCAAACTGACGGAAGACCCTTTGTTCTGCTCCATCGGGCTGGACGAATCCAATGAGGCGAATTTTCTGACAGCCTTATGCGAGGGGGTTGTAGCGGTTGAGGATCTGACCAATGTCGGAACAGCACTGCGTGTCAATTTCGGTTACCTGCCGAAAAACGGATTTGGTGTGACCACTCCCGGCGAGATAACCTTGGATGACATAGAACGTGTGCTCGCCGCAGCTGACGGAGACGGCAATTCCATATCAGTCATCTGTATCGCCCTGTCAACCTACAAAAAACTGCGCCAGACACAAGGAGCCAAAGAACTCGCCGCCACATACAGAGGGCAGATTTTCGACAGTGATACCTCGCTGCCCACTCCTACCTCATCATTGTTTGACGAGGCTTTCGCCGACCAATATAACGGTGTCAGATTCCTGAAGATTGACCGTTCGATCATTTATGAGAAAAACGGTGTACGCAAGGCTTACAAACCGTGGAACGCAAACCGCTTGGTTTATCTGACTACCGAAAATGTCGGCAGTTTGGTCTGGGGGACATTAGCAGAAAAGACAAGCCCGGTGGAAGGAGTGGTTTATACCACAGTTGATGAGATGAAACTTATCAGCCGTTTCAGAACCGCTAACCCTTTGGTGGAAACTACCGCAGGACAGATGCTTGCGCTTACCGTGATTGAAGGAGTAGACCAGATTTATTATCAGGATATCACCGATGCACAAACTGTTGACGCAGAAAAGGAGGCCCAAGATTCAACAGATGTGAAAGTCACCATCTGGGGACATACCTACAAAAAAACGGAGTTCGTTCAGGAGCTTAACAAGATAACCGGTGGCAAGCTGACTGCGAAATCTGCCGATGAAAAGATCATCGCCCGTGTCAACGAACTGAACGATGAAGATGAAGCCACTTTAAAAGCCACAGTGGAATCACACAAGTCTGAATAATGTATGAAAACTGTCCTGCAAGCATTGAAAGATGAAGTCCACTACAAATTAAGTAGTGGCTTCTTTGAAAACCGTTTGCTTGAAAGAAGTCTGGACGGAAATGAAATATGCACCATCGACATTCTTAAAAGCAAACCATTCAAAGGTGCTGTGGCCGACTGTCTCATGAGCCTGATTCAGATGCCCAACTTTACAGAAGGAGATGTTTCCTTAAGTCTATCTGACAAGGATAATATACTGACGTTAGCCAACGGCATCTATAATTCAATAGGCGAAACAGAAAAAAACATTGGTGAACCGATAGTCTATATAGGAAAATAATCATGATACTTGATGATAGACCACATAAGCTGCAATATCTTATTACCACTCCCGGTTACGAAGACAAGAACGGCGATTACCACCAGGGTGAAAGCCGATGGGAAGGTGATATCCCATGCCGGAATGTTCCGGCCGGAAAAGCTGAACAAAAGCAATTTGAGGACGGAGCAGTCCGTACCTATTCAGCCACGATACGTCTTGATGCTGAATGCCGGGAATTTACTGTTGGAGATCATGTGAAGTTATTCCTGTCAGGAGATATCGTTAGAGAATGTGAGGTCAAAGGGTTTCATCGTTATCAACTATATGCGAAACTATGGGTATAAAAATGACGACACCTGCAAGTCGGATAGACACCCTTATCAATAAGGAAAAAGAACGTGTTGAAATGTTAACTGTCCGCGCCCTCTCCTACCTTGGAGAATTGTGTGTGATCGAAGCAAGGAACAGACCGCAGGAGATAAGCTGGTATGACCGGTCAGGAAACTTACGCAGTTCGATTGGCTATGCCATTATCCACAACGGAAAAATACTTGAATACTCAGATTTCACACAAGTACGACAAGGTAATGAGGGAGTCAGGAAAGGCAAGGCACTTATTGAGGAATTGTCTAAAAAATTCGCGAATGGCTACGCACTTGTTGTAGTAGCCGGAATGAACTATGCTGAATTTGTGGAAGCAATGGAAAATAAGAATGTACTTGCATCCGCCGAACTGTTTGCAAGAAAGGAACTACCGGGAATGATGAGTAAACTGAAAAAGCAACTTGCATCATGATGAAGTCTGATATTGAAATCAAAGATGATATTTACAAACACATCAAAGGTTCCCTTTTGGAAAAAGTCGTGAACGGAAAACTTTGCAAGGCATCAAAAAGACCATCCAACTCTGACAGGGAGGATATAGTCATATCAATCCTTGAAAATGGAAGCGGACAGATACAGGAAGCTTTCGTGAATGTGAACATTTATGTAAAGGACAATATCCGTAATGGCGAGGCGGAAATGAATGATGCACGCTGTAGAGAACTTTGCAAAGTCGCTATCCAAGTATTGGAAACAGGGCATGGAGAAAGCTACCGCTTCACGCTGAATAAACAAAGGGTGCTTGAAGTGAACGGAAAGAACGAGCACTTCATTAACAATAAACTATTATATTCATTCAATAACGAATAAGATCATGGAATTATCTTGGGGAAAATGTACTATCAAAATTGGAAAGCTGCAAAGCAGCGGAGAAGCTCCTTCATCTTGGATTGATATACCGACACCTGTCGAGAACTCTACAAAATTGACACCTACAAAAGGTGCGAAGAAAGAGGCCAAGATTGAAGGTGGAGAAAACGAGGCTGTCAAGTATGCGGCAAACACCTATACGTTTGAGTTTGAAATCCGGGCTGGCAAAGGCCGTAGAAAACCGGTGGAAGATACAGATGGTGTGATTACAGGTGAATACGCTGTCAAGCTCCAGCCTGAAGACAAAACTGTTGAAGGTATCATAATCGACAGAAGCGTGTTGTCCTTGGAGGATACATACGACACAGATAATGGCACCAAGTGGAAATATACCGCTGACGTATTGAAACCTAAGACCGGCAATCAGGTAAAATTCGAAGTCGTAAATTTTAATGGTGCCGGCAGCCTTCGAGTGATCATCACAGATGATGGCGGAGCCGGCATGTGGAAATTATCTACAGAAACGGACTGGCATCATAGCGGTACTTCAATTACCACAAAAGCCGGTCTTGTGACAATCATATATAAAGATATCGAAGGAAAAACACTGCCTACACAGACATCCGCTACTGTTAAAGATGGGGAAACAGTTGAAGTAAACGCGGTGTACACTTCTGCCGGATGATAATTTTCCATTCAGAGAACAGGCAAACGGAAAGACGTCCTTTACAGGTTGGAGGATAAACCTGCATCAAATTTATGATTTATGAATGACAAAGAGCGAAATATTGAGATGGATGTGGCCGACGCCATCATGGAAAGACCTGCCGGCTTTACCGTTGGCAAGCGGTCTTTCTTTATCCATCCCATCACACTCGGCAAAATGTATCTTTTGGCCAGATTATTTGATTCCCTCGAAATAAGCAAACAGGTTGTTTCCACCAATCCTTATATGGAAGCCATAAGGATCTGCAAAACGAAACGTGATATTGTCTGCCGCATACTCTCCTACTCCACGTTCAACCGGAAGAACGATTTGTTCGACAATAGCAAGGTGGATAAGCGTACAAAATTGTTTTCCCGAACACTCTCTGAGGAGGAACTTGCTACCATACTGGTTCTCATTCTTACAAGTGATAATATGGATACCTTCCTGCGGCATTTCGGAATAGACAAAGAAAATACGGAAAGAAAACGGATAGCCAAAGTAAAAAAGAACAATAGCAGTATCTCATTCGGAGGCAACAGCACCTACGGAACAATGATAGACTTTGCCTGCCAAAGATACGGATGGACTTTTGATTATGTGGTATGGGGCATCAGCTATATCAATCTAAGGATGTTAATGGCTGATGCCATCACGACTGTATATCTGTCCTCTGACGAAATGAAACAACTCGGAATATCTGGTTCAGAAGAAATAATCGATGCCGGGAATCCAAAGAACAGGGAACGTATCAAAGCCCTGCTTGAGGAATGAATCGGAAAAACAGAACAATATTTTCATAATCGGTCAAAAAAATTACGGGGTCTATAATTTTATAACAAGAAAAATAGAACAAATGTCATGTCAATGCACATGATACCCATCAAATCGAAAAGACTATGGCTGGATTGCATTTTGATATAACTGGGGATAACTCCAACTTTTTACGCAAGCTAGAAGAAGCACGCAACGGAGTACGCAACACATCAAGACAAATTGAAGAAAGCGGGCTGAGTATTGAGAAGATATTTGGAAGACTGACCACGGCCGCAGCCACTTTCGGAATCAGTCTTGGAGCGCAGCAGCTCATCAGTGACATAGCTCGTGTACGCGGCGAGTTCCAGCAGCTTGAAGTGGCATTCCAGACAATGCTTGGAAACAAGGAACAGGCGGACACACTAATGTCCCAACTGGTACGTACCGCCGCCATCACTCCATTTAACCTTCAGGATGTAGCCAATGGTGCGAAACAACTGTTAGCCTATGGTACGGAGGCTAAAGATGTGAATGATACGCTTGTCCGGCTTGGGGATATCGCGGCAGGACTATCCATCCCTTTGAACGATCTGGTCTGGCTGTATGGTACCACCATGACACAAGGAAGGCTCTTCACACAGGACCTACGTCAGTTTATGGGACGTGGAATTCCATTGGCCGATGAACTTGCCAAACAATTCGGAGTAACCAAAGACAAGGTAGGCGAACTTGTGACAGCAGGAAAAGTAGGATTCCCCGAAGTGCAGAAGGCCATTGAATCCATGACCAATGAAGGCGGCAAATTCGGCGGTCTGATGGAAGCACAATCCAAAACCATTACCGGACAAATAAGCAATATCGAAGATGCAATTGACACCATGTTCAATAAAATCGGAAAGCAAAACGAGGGTGTCATCAACAAGACCTTGTCCGGCATGTCTTACCTGGTGGAGAACTATGAGAAGGTAGGTCGGTTATTGACCGGACTTGTTGCTACATACGGTTCATACAGGGTTGCAGTCATGACCGTAACAGCCATTCAGTCGCTTCAAACCTCCGGCATAGCTGCCCTGACTGTAGCGGAACGTGCCCACTACGGATGGCTGGTCTTGCAAACAACAGCACAAAAAGCGTTGAACGCTGTCATGCTTACTAATCCATATGTGTTATTGGCAACGGCGGTTGTAGGGCTTGGAGCTGCCATGTGGGCATTATCCGACAGCACAACATCTGCTGAACGTGCTTTGGACTCGTACAACAAGAAAATAGAAAAACTCAACACGGACGAAGAAGATCGGAAACGTACTTTGGAAGGTCTTGTTAGCACCATTAATAGCGAGGTGGAAGCCGAGACCACTAAACTTAAAGCCTTAAAAGACATTGAGAAACTATATCCTGTACTCTTTAAGAAGTATGTCGATGAGAAAGGTCATATACATGACTTGACTGGGTTTTGGAAGGCATATAATGAAGAGGTTTCAAAATCCAGAACACAGTCAAAACAGGCTATAGTCGAATCTTTGGAACAACAAATAAAAAGTGCAGAATGGGCTTATAATCTGGCAAGGAAAGAGAACAACCGTTCCGAAATGAAGGTTCAGGCACAGCGTATCGAAGACCTGAAGAATGAATTGGTAAACGCAAGAAAAGATGTCTTGTCAGAAATCAATACCCAATTGGAAGTTGAGAACAGACAGGAAACACAAGAAACTACATATCAAGAGGATTTGGCAAATGCTAAAGTCGAATGGGAGAAAGCGAAAAAAGGGTATGAGGCCTTAATCAAAGATCAGACGGCTACATCGAAACAGGTGAAAGAAGCCAAAGATAAGATGGAGGCATCCGAAAAGACATACAAGGAGTTGGGCGGAGTAACCGGAAGCGCACTGACCAGACAGGAAAATCTAGCAAAAAAGCAAAAAGAAAATCAGGAAAAGCTGGACGGGCAACTTCTTTCACTTCACCGTCAGAACCAACAGGATGAAATCAACCTGATGAGAGAAGGCACGGAAAAGAAGTTGAAACAGATTGACCTTGATTATCAGAAACAGATTGATGCGATAAGAAAACAGGAG